AGCCAACAGATTGTTCACCAGCACTCGCGAAGTGGCCACAGATCTGGCTCGTAGAGATGCCAATGCTGCTGCCAAAGGTAACAAAGCAGATAGAATACAAACCTTGCTGCCCACATATGAAACCATCTGGCCATACCTGGAAGCTGCCACACCTGAAAACTTCCGTGGTTATGTCAAAGGTGATCTATTGTATACCGCAACCCCACAGGTGGAAGCTGGTAATTTAGTGTTCCAACCCAACACAGTGCAATATCGTATTCCGGTGGCCAGTGATCTCGGCCGGCAGATTGCCAACAGCGAAGTTGGTGTTGCGGTGCATACCATGTATGAAGATGTAGATGCTGCCAAGCAACCGCTCAGTCGAGTCAAGTTTAATCCTGTGCCAGGACTGTTGTTGATCGAACCCATTTATGCCCAAGCTGTGCCCAAGAACAATGCCATAGCCAAGCAGATCAAAACACTGTTGCGTCAGAATCGCTCAGCCATAGATACCCTGTTCAATCCTGCAGAACTGCGTGCCATGAAGATCACCGACTTGGCCAAGCTGGCTATAGATTACATCAACAAACGGGTGGATCCAAGACATGCTGCGTACACTGGTGATTTCCGTGATCTCGTGCCGGGATTCATGGCCTGGTTGCAACAGACACAGACACCACAAAAGGTCAGCAACATAGCGCAATATCTGCGTAGCCCCACCTCAAACGAGCAGGGGTTGGCTGCTGCGTTCTTGTTGTTTGAACTGTTGCATGATTTGAAACTGGATCTGCTAGGCAAACTGGATGCACAGGTGCCGGGCAATGAAGGCTGGGTGTTTGCCACTCCTGCGGGCTATGGCAAAGCCGTGAACAGATTTGACTTCACTGCCAGAAACAAAGCCCGAAACAACTGACCAACGCCGGGATTTTTTGCCGATTTCATAAATAAGAGTAGGGCAAAAGCCCACTTTTTAGGAGATATTAAAATGGCAGGATTTACAAAAGTCAATGGAACAATGCAACCAGTGTTCCACATGGATACCGCGAATGGTAACATTCAAGGTACAGCTAACATCGCCGCTACCGGCTCTGTTAACTTTCAAGGCCCCAAGCTGGACTTCTTCAGCCTGGTCGCCAACGCAAGTTTGATCACTTCCGGCAACGTCAATGGCTACATCAACAACATTATGCAAGCCATCCAGACCAAGGCCACAGTGGCAATGTATCAGGTCAGCCCAGCTGCACCCACAATTCTTAACTTGGCTGTGTACCCTACAGGCGCTTATAGCAATGTTACATTGTTGGCCACAGCCAATGCTAACACTGCTGCAACCGGCGGTCAGAACATTGAGTTGAGCACATGTGCTGGTAATGCTGTGTTCACCACAAGCGCAGTCGGCTTCACCCCAACCTAATCCAGGTAAAGGTAGAAAGTCAAGGCCCTGGTTTATTTCCAGGGCTTTTTTTTTGGCCGTAAATACACCATGACCCAGAGCATCCGTGTAAAGACTGATTTTGATTGTAGACCCACTGGTGTTACTGGACACTTTCGTCCCAACGTATTGCCCATCACAGACCAACAAGGGCAGCCAGTGACGGATCAAGCCACTTGGCTGCGTAGTAGGAATCAGCAACGCAACTGGGAGACCATCATGCAGCTGATCAGTCTCTACACACAACCCCTGCGTGTGAGTCGGGTGAGATTGGAAAATCTTCGTTGGCAATTTGAGTTCGACACAGATCTGGAAGATGTGTTTAGACTGGATCATGATCCAGTGGGCCGGTTGAAACAAGCCTGCGCCGGCGTGCCTGTGATAAACTATGTGGAACAGGAACTTACCACTCTGTTGCGGCCTGATGTGAACATTTGGTTTGAGTCCCTGGAGCATAAATAACTTCATGGACACCACCGATATTGAAAAGAAAAGCCTAGAAGCCCATGTTGAGCTGTGTGCCGAACGTTACCGCATGCTGGAACTCAAGATCCAAAATGTTGAGACCGACGTTGGTTCAGTAAAAACCATGGTCACAGAAGTGCATGGCATGATGCAGAAAATAATCGACAAACAAACTGATCGATTGATCAGTTGGGGCATCGGCATCATTGGTTTTCTTATAGGCACCGTGGGCTGGTTGTTGTCGCACTACGTATTCAAATGAAAGCCAGCCGCAAACTTGCTGCTCTGGCCGAGCGAGAACTGCCACGTATCCTTGATCAAGTGATCATAGAAGACGGAGAAAAATACCGGGTGTTTGGCAGATACACCATACATCCTGTGGAAGGACTGTTCCAAGTGCGTCTTAGAGATGATGACATTGGCGTATTTTCAGGCACAAAATCTGCCCTGGCCTGGTGTATAGCAGACAACCTGCACAGATTCAATCTGGCCAGACAGATCAAAGAGCTGGATCAATCTATCACACGATTGAGAAATGACATATATGTGCGGCGCAGCCTGGCCGATCGCATGTCCGGGCATGCCTGGGAAAACTTGATCAACAAGACCACAGCCAGGCAAGAACAAAGTCAGGTGTTGGAAAAAGAACTGGCAAAATGTATAAATTTGGCTAAATACTGGCAACTACGAGGAAACTCTGATGAAACTAAACGAACTGGCCGTAACACGCCCTACACAACAAATCGCTAAAGTATTTGAAGGTCATTTTGACCAGCAAGTGCAATTTGATTCGCTGAATCGCAAGCAACTGCACAACATGTATCGCCAGGTGCGCGGTGTGTTGAGCGAAGTGCGTTCCAGCCCGGCTCGCCACCGCAGCGAACAAGATCCTGCTTATCTCAAGCTCATGATGATGGAACAGGCCCTGGCTGACCGTATCTATGAAGATGAGATGGGCAATGCAACTCCACAGCCCGGAACACCCGGTGCAGGAATGAATCCTCAACAAACTGCTGCCATGGTCATGAAACAGAAAACAGATCAAAAGGCACAGAAACAAAAAGAACTTGAAGACGCAAAGAAAGAAGTTCAAAGGCTACAGGACGAACTCAACGACCTTGACACATCGGCCACAGTTCAAGAATGGCGTCGTCGTGCTCAGGCACATGGGTACTACCTCAGTGAAGGCGAAGTGCAACAAGCTCAAGTGGTATTGGCCGCACAAGACATGGTTGACAAGATGCAGAGCATGATCGAAGACAGCACCGAGATGCAGTTCAAAGAACTGCCGGCCTTGGTAGATTCCATCAAGAACCAGATTGGTCAAGAACAAGCAGCACAATTCAACAATGATGCACAGGCAGCACTCAGCGGCTTGGTGCAGAACTTGCAAGGCAGCAAACAACAACTGGAACAGGCATTGGGTGTTGTGACCGGACAAGGTCCTGTGGCCATGCCAGGTGCTGATGCAGGTATGATGCCTCCTGGCGGTGACCAGGGACTGGCAGGTCCTCCACCAGGCGGTGAAGAACAGATAGACATCACAGCCACAGAACCCATGGAACCAGGTGCAGCCGCACCAGCAGCAGCTCTGGGCCGCGAGCGCAGATAATGCGAATCGACGAAGTAGAAGCCGACGACACAGCAGACAGACTCATGGCCTTGGCCCAGTTTGCAGTGGGCCGTGCTGAAGACACTTCGGCCAAGATGCAAATGCCTGTGGCAGCATTTATCAAACGAGCACAGAGCATGGGCATAGACATCAACGCGGATACCTTGCAAAGCCTGATCAGCCAACCTCCACTCAACGGCATATTCAATCCCATGGAACCCAATGCTACCGAACTCACATTCAAAGGCGGTGAAGAACCAGGTCCGGTCAAGATGCCAGTGAACCAAGCACAAGACATCGTGGCACAAGCCGCACAATCCGCACTGAAAAAAGATCGCGGCGTTTGATCCTGGGCAAGTGCGATGACTCCGGCAGAACAATACCGCACACTGATTGATCGCTTGCAGGTTCTAGCGGAAGCGTATCCACAATCCGCATACCCTGGTAATGCCGGATCCGATACCATATCGGGGGTTTCCAATTACCAAGCCGGTGCACAACTAGTTAAACAACGTGCAGAAAATATCTTAAACAA